AAGTTAAGCAAGCTAAGTTACTTGATAAGCCAAAAGATAATGATGGAACTATCTTTACAATTAAAGATTGTTTTGACAATGTTATTGGTCAATTAGAACAAGAACTTGAACGTAGAGGACAGGAGATAAACTAATGTTATTGGAATCAATGATATGCCTAGCACTCAACGTGTACCATGAGGCTAAGAATCAAAGTTTCATAGGGCAAGTGGCAGTCGCACAAGTTGTGATGAATAGGGTAAAGGATACACGATACCCTAACACAGTATGTGACGTAGTTAAGCAAGGTGCAACATATAAATGGAAGCCTGACTTTCCTATCAAGAATAGATGTCAATTCAGTTGGTACTGTGATGGTAAGAGTGACAAGCCTAAAGAACATCAGGCGTGGAGAACTGCTATGCACATTGCTAATGGTGTATACAATGGACACTTAGATGACTTTGTTGAGGGTGCTACACACTACCATGCACACTATGTCAATCCTAGTTGGGCAGATACTAAGACGTATGTAACACGAATAGATGACCACATATTTTATAGATGGGAGATTAAAGATGAATAGATTTATTATAGAGAAAACACCACAAGAGATTGCTAAATCTCTGTGTGACCAACACGTTGTCAAGATGCCATTGGAAGAGGCACAGATGCTATGTACTGCACTATGGCATCATGCACCTGACTATGCAGAGGAACATAACTTGTACAAACCTGTACATCAAAAGCACCCTTGCACACTATGGGCAATGGAGAATAGGTTAAACTATATATGGGCATTTAGTTTGTATGACTGTATGTTGAGTGAGTACACTAGAAGATACAATAAAATACATGGTGCAATCAAACATTTTCTTCCCTTGTGGGAAGGTAAGAAGTTTGTACCTGATTGGAAGAACTTTATAACACCACACCCACAATGTTTTAGTGGACATGATGACTTGAAGACAGATGAGAACTTTCCTATTGAAGCATATAGAAAGTTTTATATAGTTGACAAGTCTAGATTTGCAAGGTATAAGTATACAAATAAACCACAATGGATGACAGGAGAAGTAGCATGAAAGAAAGGAGAATAAAATGTGGCATAGAATAATAGCACACTTCGAGGAGAAGTATGGAGAGAGTACAAAGTATGACTTAGATTATGGTAAGTTATTAATTATAGCATTATGTATTTATATAGCATTGGAGGTATAATATGGCGAAGAAAGTAAAAGAAATAAATAAGATAATAAACTTAACTAAGCATCAAGCAAGACAGATACTCAATATGCTTGAGGATTTACGTAGTATCAATGCTAACACAGATGAAAAAGTTCCACTAGATTATGAACAGATATGCAAGCTAGATGGAATGGAGTTTCAACTTGCTAGTATTGTTGGTGCTAAAGTTGAGTGCGAACATGGACACTATACAAGATGGAGTGGAGCATATGAGTACAAGTGAGTGGCAGTATAAGAGAACAAACTCTAAAGGAGAAGTAGTTCTTAGACGAGATACAAATGAAACAGTTGATTTTGTAGAAACCTACCTCATAAAAAATAAGATACCCTACATGGGTTCAGGCACGACTATGTTATACATAGAAAATAAAGCAGGTAAGGAATATGCCTACTACTGCACAACAGGTAGATGGTCAATCAAAAAAAGAGTATATGATAAACATTATCATAGTAATGGCATAGAAGATTTTGTCACTAATTACTTAAACAGATTTGCTGATGACCAAATAGCCAAACAAAAAGAATGGAAACTAAAAAATGCAGCAGATTAAAAGTCTAACAAATTTAGTAGACGATTACTATTTATCTAGTGATTTCAATATGTTAGCAGATAAAACTAAAGTAGATTATAAATACTTCTTAGGTGTTATGTTAGACACATCTGTAGACACCAAAAAATTGTCAACAACTAAATTGAAAAACTTGTCAGGTGCAAAGGCAAGACGAGCCTATGAAGTGTGGCTAAAACGTGGTATCTTTATGGCTAATCATATATGTTCTGTAGCAAGAAAACTATACTCATTTGCTATGGAGATGGGATACGCTGAGTCAAATCCTTTTGCTACATTCAGACGAAAGGCAACACAAACTAGGAAAGTTGTGTGGACAAAAGAACAAGTGTGTCAATTTCTTGACTATGCTTATAGTGATTTCAAGTACAGAAACATAGGATTAATTGTACAAATGGCATATGAATGGTGTCAGAGAGTAGGAGATATGAGAACATTAGAGTTTTCTAGCATAGATTTTGATAAAAGTGTGCTAAATTTGCAACAGTCAAAGAGAAGAAGTGTAGTACATCTGCCTATTTCTCTTGACTTATTAGAAATGCTTAAACAACAGAAGGAAGAGTATGGTTTTCAGTCTTATGTCGCACCTTACCCAACTGCGATTAGGGGGTCGTATGAGCCTTATTCTCTTCACAGGCTATCCAAAGTAGCTAGAAGGACAATGAAGCTCTGTGGACTACCCAATGAGCTACGAATAGCTGACTTACGTAGGACAGGTACTACTGAGATGGTAGAAGCAGGTGTGTCTATGGGTCAAATTATGTCTGTGACAGGTCATGCTAACCCCAATAGTGTGAAACCTTACATGAAAAATACATATGCTTCTGCTGAAAATGCATTGACAACTCGTGAAAAGTATGTTATAAGCACAGGGTACGTGCCGAACAACTAATACTATATATACATATAAGTGAGATATACAAATGAATATTTATAACTATGTAACTGATTTACAATTAAGTGTAGGAGAAAGTAAAAGACTTACTTGTCCTAATTGTAACGGATATAAAACCTTTACTGCTACTAACAATATGGGTAAGCTACTATGGAATTGTTATAAGTCTACTTGTAAAATATCAGGTTCGACACGTGTGCATTTATCTGTAGATGATATTCGTGATGCAATTACAGATGATGTCTTAGATTTTGATAAAGAAGAATTTATATTACCTGAGTACGTAGTGTCACATAATCACAGGAAAGAGGTTATGGACTTCTGTAAACTGTGGGGTTTAGATTGTGACAAATTGAATCTACACTACGATGTCAAGGACAAGCGAGTTGTATTTCCTGTCGAGCATAATGATATAATCGTTGATGCAGTTGGTAGGTCAGTAACAAAGTTATTGCCTAAATGGAAACGATATGGAAAAAGTAACTTGCCTTTTGTTCATGGATGTGGTAGGGTAGCAGTTGTTGTTGAGGATTGTGTTAGTGCATCTGTGGTAGGTAGTGATGTATTAGTTGGGGTAGCTGTGTTGGGTACGTCATTGGCAGAGTCTCATAAGAAGTATCTCTCACGATTCTCAACAGCAATCATAGCACTTGACCCTGATGCCTTGCCTAAGACATTGTCATTTGCAAAAGAACTAAGAGCCTACGTAAAGGATATAAAAATAATTAGATTGACAGATGACTTAAAATATCGTACACCTGTCGATATGGAAAACTTAATGACCTTAACCCCAAAGGAGTAACAACATGGAATTATCATTAATACGAAGTCTTATGGATAAAACATTCTACGATGACCACAGAGGTGCTAAATGCCCTGACAGGTTGTTCAGTAAGGATGTTCGTAAGATTAAACAAACTCTCGATAAAGCAATAGATATATACGAGAGGACAGTAACACCTGATGAGATAGAAGCATTATTCTTAGCTAACAATCCATCAATGACTACTGCACAGAAGCAGGGATACTCTGCTCTGTTTAATACAATCAAGAAGGAGCAACCACTTGGAAGTGACATCGCACAAGAAGTACTATCTAAATTGTTTCAGCAAGTTGTTGGCGAAGACATTGCCAATCTTGGCTTTGACTACGTTAATGGTGCTAAATCCTCTCTTGAACCCCTTAGAAATCTTCTTGAGTTGTATGGGGATGATTTTACACCTAACCTTAATATAGAATGGGATGACATCTCTATTGAGACATTGCTTGCTAAGAATGACCTAGAAGCTAGATGGACATTCAATATACCTAGTCTAACACGTAAGCTAGATGGTATCAATGCAGGTCACTTGATTGAGGTTGGTGCTAGACCTAACACAGGTAAGACATCCTTCCATGCATCCCTTATAGCTAGTCCAAATGGATTTGCACATCAAGGTGCTAAGTGTGTTATACTCTGTAATGAAGAAGGTTACCACAGAGTTGGTGCAAGATACTTGACGGCAGCCACAGGCATGACTGTACAAGAAGTCAAGAACAATCCTGCTCAAGCACAGACTAGATACAAACCTGTCTTTGATAATATCAAGATACGTGATGCATCTAATCGTGACATGGCATGGGTTGAGAGTGTGTGTAAGGCATACAAGCCTGACATTCTAGTATTAGACATGGGAGATAAGTTTGCTAGGACAGGTGGATTCTCTCGACCTGATGAAGCATTGAAGGCTAATGCAATACATGCTAGGCAGATTGCCAAGACGTATGAGTGTGCAGTCTTTTATATGTCTCAGTTATCTGCTGAAGCTGAAGGTAAGATTGTACTGAACCAAGCTATGATGGAAGGCTCACGTACAGGAAAAGCTGCAGAAGCAGACTTGATGGTATTGATAGCCAAGAACCCACAAGTAGAAGGACAAGACGAGGAAGATGTACAGAGACATCTTAATATTGTAAAGAATAAGTTATCAGGTTGGCATGGCACAGTTCATTGCGAACTTGACTACAAGACAGCGAGGTATACAGCATGAAGTTGACACTTGATGTAGAGAATACTGTTACACATAGAGGTGGTAAGTTACACCTTGACCCATTTGAAGCTGACAACAAACTTGTCATGGTGGGATGTTTGACAGACACAGGTAAGGAATACTTGTACAGAGATGACTTCACAGGTGTACAAGAACTACTAGACCAAGCTACAGTATTGATTGGACATAACATTGTTCACGACTTACTGTGGTTATGGGAATGTGGCTTCAAGTATGATGGCACAGTCTTTGATACCATGTTGGGTGAGTACATACTTCAACGTGGACAGAAAGAACCTTTGTCACTAGAAGCATGTGCTATAAGACATGACCTAGACACAAAGAAGCAAGACACTATGAAAGAGTATTTCAAAAACCATACATCTGTTGATGAGATACCACACGAAGAGTTATCAGATTATCTATCTGCTGACTTAAAAGCAACTCAACTGTTGAGTGATTCTATTTACAGAAGACTTAATACTACTGATAATTCTAGTCTTATGGAAACAGTATTGTTTACTAATCAGGTTGCCACAACCCTAGCTAAAATATATCAACGTGGGTTTACTGTTGACAAGGATGCTTTGGATTCAGTACGTGTACAGTTCGAGCAAGAGAAACAAGACATAGAGAAGAGACTAAACAAACAAGTCAAAGAGTTAATGGGTGATACACCTATCAATCTTAACAGTCCTGAACAGATGTCTTGGGTTATCTACAGTAGAAAGCCACTAGAAAAAGCACTATGGGCAAATAGCTTTACTCCTTATATGGACAATACAGACTATAAGCAAACTGTATCTACTAAATCAACTATAGTGTACAAGACTAAGGCAGAGCAATGTAATCCTTGTTCAGGCACAGGATACATTAGAAAGGTAAAGAAAGATGGAACTCCTTTTGCTAGACCTACCAAGTGTGATGCTTGTGATTCTGTTGGCTACTTATTTATACCTGATAAAATGGTAATAGGTGGGTTGAAGTTCAATGCTCCTAATGCTAAGTGGGTTAGTGCCAATGGGTTTAGTGTAAACAAGACTAACTTAGGCACACTATATACTATGGCTAAACATAAGAACATGACTAGTGCCATGAACTTCTTATCAGACTTACAGAGATTGTCTGCACTTGATACCTACTTGTCTTCCTTTGTTGAAGGTATACAGACTCACATAAAGCCTGATGGCAAGCTACATGTGAGACTGCTACAACATAGGACTGCTACAGGCAGGTTTAGTGGTGCTGACCCTAACATGCAGAATATGCCTAGAGGTGGTACATTCCCTGTCAAGAAAGTATTTGTGTCACGTTGGAAGGGTGGCAAGATACTTGAAGCAGACTTTGCACAGTTAGAGTTCAGAGCTGCTGCATTTTTATCACAAGACCAAACTGCTATGAAGGAGATTGAAGATGGATTTGATGTGCATAGTTATACTGCTCGTGTTATTAGTGATGCAGGTGAAAAGACATCTCGCCAAGAAGCGAAGGCACACACGTTTGCACCCTTGTATGGAGCAACAGGATTTGGGAGGACACCTTCTCAGGCAACATATTATAAGCACTTCACAGAAAAGTACAAGGGAATTGCACTATGGCACACCAAATTGGCTAAGGAAGTTATGACTACAGGTAAGATAAAGATACCTTCAGGTAGAGAGTTTGCATTTCCTGATGCTAAGAGATATGCAAATGGCAAGATAACTAACTTCACACAGGTTAAGAATTATCCTGTACAAAGTTTTGCTACTGCTGATATTGTTCCTCTTATACTTATGCACATAGACAGGCTACTAACCAATCTGAAGTCTTGTGTTGTGAATAGTGTACATGATTCAATAGTCATTGACATACATCCTGAAGAAGAGAAGCAGGTTTTATTCCTACTACATTCAGCCAATCAAGACTTACTAAACATCATAAATCAAAAATTTAATATTGATTTTAATGTGCCATTATTATTAGAAGCAAAAATAGGTAATAATTGGCTTGACACCAAAGACGTTATATGATATAACAATAAAACTTTAACAGAAAGGAAATTACATATGAGTGATTTAGTTACAATAGATACAAATAATTATGCTGCAATGGCAAAAGCTATGGGTATCGCAGGAGAAACTACAACTAGTGATAAGAAGTCAAACACCTTACCTAGATTGAAGATAAACCATTCACCTATAATGGGTGAAGCAGAAGTGCAAGGAAAGTCTATGAACGTAGAAGTCGTTCAAGGTGGTACATACAAGTTGGACATACCTGATGATAAGGCAGTCTACGCAACTTCTGCAACGATAAGACCTTTTATACAGAGATTTATGTATAAGAGATTTGTTAAGAATATGTCTGCAAAAGCAGGTGAGCCTATGGGTACTTATCATAAGACACTTATGGCAGACAATCTTAATATAGACTTGAAAGACAATCAGGGTGGGTTTAATTGTGGCAAACCATCAGGATATATACAAGACTTTAAATCATTACCTGAGAAGACACAAGAACTTATCAAGCAGATAAAACGTGTACGTGTTGTGTTTGGTATGGTTGATTTAGTCAATGCCACAAATGAGAAGGGTGAGCCTGTTGAAGTAGATAGTCAACCTTTTATATGGGAGATTGATAACAGAGATGCCTTCAAGATAATGGGCATACCTTTTACC